TATACAATGACCAGTGGCTCGTTTTATCCCGTGGCTGACGGAGCAAAAGATTTAGGTCTCTCTGGAAATCGCTGGAACAATGTTTACTCTGAAGCTGGTAATTTTAGTGGGACAATAACGTGTCAAGGGTCTATAGATTTACAAGACAACGACAAGCTACTTCTAGGTGCTGCTAATGATCTGGAAATTTACCACGATGGTTCTAACAATTATATAAACAGCGTTATTGCAAATGGGGATTTAATTTTAGATACAGCTCAAAATTTTTATATAAAACACTCTGGGGAGACCATGATCCAAGGCGTAAACGATGGTGCTGTTAATTTGTTTTATAATGCCACTAAAACCTTTCAGACTACAGCTAGCGGGGTAAAATTATCACAGTCTACTAGTTATTTATACGGTGGAGATGATGAAATATTAGCAGGGCAGGATTCTGGTGGTTATTATTTTGCAACTGGCAATGGTCAAAATATAAGTAAGCCAATCTTCATTGGAGACAATGCTTCTTATATAAAATTTAAAACTGGGGATTCGGAGCGGGTAAGAATCACTAGCGTTGGTAATGTCGGTATAAACACAACTAGTCCGGCTTACAAACTAGATGTATATGGAGGAGACGCAAGAATTGGTACTAATTTGCGTCTAGGCAATGGGTCAGCGGCAGGAAACTCTACCAACCCAGCGATTACTGTTAGTGGAGTTAATACAGCTGGAGTATATTTTGAAAATTCTGGAGTAGGTTTCGGCGCTGGAAGTGGATCGAAATATTTATTTTTAAGTAGCGCCGGAAACGCTTCGTTAGGCGGTAACGGATTTTTCAAGCAGTTAGGCGATAGACCGTATGGAACAGACAACTTAAACGATTATTATCGTTCTAATGACGAAGCTAGTTTTTGTCAGTTTTATAGATACGACGCAACCCATGGGCATTGGGCTAATAGTAGTGGAACTCTTACAACTAATGCTCCTAGTACATTAACACAAACAACTAGTCAGATTTATTCTTACGGATCTTTACTCACTTTAAGGTCGCTTAGTAGCTTTAGGGGTCAATTTTATTTTGCGCACTCAGCGTCAGAGTTCTATTGGCGATCTGGATGGGGAACTAGCAGTGACCAAAATTGGACTAGGATCGTAGGCGATAGGAATATCCAAACAGTTATTAATAACGTTGGTACTGTATCTATTGGTGGGGCTTCTGCCACTAGCGGTGTTGCTCTTTCCGTAAAGGGTGATACTGAGTTTCTTGATGGCGATACAGGTACTCGTATTGGACTTTTATACGACAACGGCACTGAAGGTATACTTGACTTAAGGGATAATAATGTAATAAAAGTAAACTTAAGAACTGCAGGAGCTTCTTATTTTACAGGTGGTAATGTCGGTATAGGCACGAATGCCCCAGAAGCTGCTTTAACTGTCGCAGATTCAACGGCTCATCAAGCAATATTTAGGACGGCTCAAACAACAGCCAGTGAAAGAGCAGGCGGCGGATTTAGTTCTGTAGGCAGTTCTACAGCTACAAGCCGCTATGCTCGTTTGTTTTTAGATGCAGACGGAGCCAACTTTAGTGGTACTGATTATTTTACTATTGAGAAATTTGGAAGTAGCGGTGTGGTTAAGTTCTTGCAATATAGTAATGCGAATATGTCGTTTTGGGTGAACACCAGCACCGAAGCACTGACCATTTGGAAAAATGGCAACGTTGGTATAGGAACAAATAATCCGGGAAGAGAGCTAGATGTGGACGGAAGAATTTTGTCTGACTCTTATGGGTTCAGGTCAGATACTAGTGTTAGGTGGTATTATTTTGATAATTATTCCGGAAGCAACTTCATAGGAAGGGGAGGAAACGCTTATACATCTTTGTATGATGGTGGTACTTTGTCTATGGCGTGGAAGGCAGGTAGTGTTGGTATAGGTACAGCAAGTCCTTCTGCTACATTGCATGCGGTGGGTACTGTTACCGATAATAGCTCTGCTGAGATAACAAGAATTCAAGGTGCATCTTCATCAGGATCAACTAACACGCATTTAAGATTTACAGCCGCTAGTTCTAGTAGTACAGCAGCAAACCGGTGGTTCGGTCTTCAGGTTTACGATCATAATCCTACAGCAAGAGCTTTAGCTTTACAGCATCTTGGTGGTAATGTTGGTATAGGGACAAATGCACCATCGCAAAAGCTCCATGTAATTGGTGCTGCTTTTATCGACAACACAGGAGCATCGGGAGGATTAACTGTAGAGGCTTCTAGTGAGGCTAGAATCATACTTCAGGCTGCACAAAACACGGCCTATCATGCAAAATTATCCGCTCATTACAACTATACTACCCCAATGACTTTAAGCGGATACGGAGGAACTGTATTAGCTCAAAACACAGGGTATAACAAAACATTACTGTATGCGGCCAACGCCGAGCAAATAAGAATAACTACTACTGGCGTTGGTATAGGATTGGGTGGCTCTGACCCTAATGCAAAATTAGAAGTCAAAAGTGATGGCTCTGCAGCGGGTGGAGCTGAAATAAGACTTACTCATGATAATAATAATAGCACTGATGTAGTTTCTACCGTAAATTTTGCTAACAACATTGGCTCTGTAGCAATGATTCAAGGTGGAACTACAGGCGCTAATAATACTGGTTATATTTCATTCTTCACAGACAGCACCGGGACGTCTGGAGAAAGAATGCGTATCCAAGGCAATGGTTACGTCGGAATAGGTACAGCTACAGCTTACTCACCTTTACAGGTTTATAGTTCAGCCGACCAAAAAATACTGTTAAGTGGTTCGGCTAATCCATATATTCGTTGGCAAAACGGCGGCTCTAATCGCGCTTATATTCAATGGGTTGAAAGCAGTAACTCACTTTCATTTTTTAATTCAGCCGGTGACAACTTTGATTTTTATACCCATGACAGTTCGGTACTAGCAATAAGATTAAAGGGTAATGATGGAGACAATTGGGGTTATGTTTATGCAGAAGAGGGAACTAGTCAGGCCCACGCCGTAGGTTTTCTAGATGGCGATGGAGCTTGGGCGGCTAGGCACGTAAAAGATACTTCTTGGGACTTTAGAATTAATAATAGCACCAAGATGTTCATTGACAGCAACGGTGATGTCGGTATAGGGACAGATAATCCTTTATCCAATTTACATGTTAATTATAGCTCTGGTGTTACGGACATTAAAGCCGGTTTCTTGAGCGGAACTGCAGGCCCCGGAATTCGGGGACAGAACACAAGCACTACTGCTAATACTTATTTTCCAATTGACTTTAGATGTAATGATGCAGACGCAAGAATAGCATTTCAATATAGTGGCACTAGTAACCAAGGACAACTTCTTTTTATTACTGAGGCTCATAGTACTTCTCCAAAACTTGGCATATATGACAGAGGGACAGTAGCTAGAGTTTTAGTAAACGATACGACTAGCACTGGGACGCCTACTAAAACATTTGAAGTTAAATATGTAAGCACTTCTACTGATGTTACTCAGGAGGGCTTAAGTGGAGGTGGAGTAGGTAAGGGCTTGCTAATTTATAATACTCAAGAAAGTAATAATGTTTACGCCAATATAGACTTTAGAGCAAGAAATGCTGACGGAAGAATAGCTTATCAATATCAAACCGCTACAAATGTAGGAGATTTTCATTTTATAACTGATAATATAGGCTCTCCTCAGAGCATGATGGTTATTAAAAATGATGGTAAAGTTGGCATAGGGACAAATAATCCCGCCGCTCACCTTCATATTAATAAAACTTCCGGTACTACAACCGTACTAACTCAAGTAGCTGCAAATTCTACTGTAGGTTTCGAAATTAAGAAAACTGGCTCCACCACTCAACACTGGAAGATTGTTGATGGTCAGACTATAAATGGCACTTTAGAATTTTACGACGCTACAGATTCTGTAACCAGAATGGCTGTAAAAGGTGACGGTAATGTTGGTGTAGGAACAGCTAATCCAACTAGTAGGCTTGATATAAGAAGTGTGCAAGCTGCTGGTGATAGTAACGGCTCAAATTTAGCGTGCATAAATTTAGAAACTTTCAATAGTAACAGCTCTGAATATGGGTCTTATCTTAAATGCAAGAATTACGTAGGGGGAGGAAGTGGTCCTAATTGGAAAATAGGAGGCATTGAAGGGTATTGGACCACCAATAAGGTCGCCAGTATTGATTTCATGGCGGGTGATGATTGGTACAACCCCGGAAACAAAGATGAAGGAGAAATAGCATTTACTGTTTATAACAATACCGGTAGCGGTAGCACCGCGATAGAAGCTATGAGGATTCATCAGACCGGTAACATTGGAATAGGATCAACTAATCCGGGTTCTAAGCTCACGGTAAATGGATCTTTATCGGCTTCTTCAAAATCTTTCTTAATTGACCACCCAACTAAAGAAAATAAAAAATTAGAACACGGCTGCTTAGAAGGTCCAGAATTTGGAGTTTACCATAGAGGAACAACTCAATCAAATACGATTACTTTGCCGGATTACTGGTCTGGCCTTGTGCGAGAAGACACGGTTACAGTTCAATTAACGCCAAGAGGAGGGTTCCAGCATTTATATGTTGTTAGCACTTCATTATCTCAAATTGTAATTGGAGCGGCGGATGGCGAGTCAATTGATTGTTTCTACACAATTTATGGGGAAAGAGCTGATATAGATAGCCTCGTGGTTGAAAAAGATGTGTAATTTTAAAAAAGATGAAGATTGTAGACATAGCTGACGAAATTTACAGAGAACTGGCTGAGCCATCTTCTCTTTCTATCCCTGCGATTTCCTTCTGGATTCGCAGTAATGTTGGTGAATTAAATAATAGGCTTAACACGGCGTTTAAGATTTACGACCACGGAACAGAGGCCTATGAATTCTCTGGCAGTTTTGATAACTCAGAATACGTTCCTCAAGCTTTCAACGAAGCTACAGGCGCTGTAGGTCTTGGTGATCCAGCTTCTGTTACTATTGAAGCTGAGGAAGCGTCCATATTGAAAAAAATGTATTTTGTGCATTACTACGATAAGCAGATACGTAGTACAATTGGCGCCGCTTCAACCGATCCCGTAGTGGAGGTTGCATCCGATGGATCAAGAGTCAGAAAAATTAACAAAAACGAGTTAAGTAAAACATACCTAGCTTTGAAAAAAGAAGAGTATATGGAGCTAACTGATTTAATTAACGCTTACAAGCTTAGAAAAGCTTCTCCAGTTCAAGTTGCTGGGGACGATACTGTAAGAGGTGAGTACGCAACTAATAACGACGGTTATCCTTACAATAGGGTTCCGTATAGTATAGGGGTATAATGGCGTCTTTAATTCCATCGTCTGCGTTAGCAGGGCTGCAAGCAGCTCTGTCTGATCATTTCGACACTTTTAAAGGTACTATAATTGTCAATAAAGAACCCAAAAAAACTGTTACGTTAACCGCGGATCAAAACATTTATGCTGGTTATGGGGCGCCGAAAACTCAAACTACATATACCCCTGTAAGCCAATCATTTAACGCAATTATAAACTATAAAGAAAATCAACCTTTAGAATATCAAGATGAGTTAAAAGTTATGATAGAAAAAGGGGACGTTAGGATTAAAGTAGAGTTGGATTGTAAAAATTATATCGATAAAGGAAAAACCGAGTCAATTGAGATAAACGGAAGTCTTTTTAATGTAGTTAGCTCTGATGGCGCTAGATTTTTTGTAGGTCAAACCTATTATGTTTACTATTTGGAGGCGACAACTTAATGGCAAAGAGAAGTCAGTTGGATATGAATAGGATTCTTAAGCAGATTTCTGTTGAAGTTCCCAAAAGTTTAGAAAAGTTTGCAAATAGAGAAGTTAGAAAAAAGGCTAACGCTATAAAAAAAGAAGTTTTGCAACAATTTGACAAGCATGAAGTTACGAAAGAAATAAAAAAGGGACCAAGTGGAAGATCAAGTAGTTTACTTGGTGGTCAGGGTAATTTTTTTGGTTTTTTGGGTTTTGAAAAAGGTTCTCAACCGATAGTAGCGCTTAGGGAAGTGTTAGAAAATTCTTTTAATATTTCAAGCAAAAAAGGAAGAGTCGTTAAAGTAAGTAAGAACATTTTTAGGGTCGAGTTTGATATTATGATGCCTAATAAGCTGGATATTTATTCAGTTACGCCCCTTCCGTGGACTACTAAAAGCTGGGTTCAGGGGGTAGAAAAAGGTATAACAAATTATAGCCAGACGGTATTTCAGCCAAGAAAAGGTTCTGGCTTTTTGTACGATAAATATAGCAGGTCAGGAGTAGCCTTACAGACATCGCGACAAATTAACTTTATTAAATTCAGCCCTACTCCGTATATAATTAATATACTTGAAAAAGCGAAAAGTAAACTAAAATGAAACCACAATTTGATAATCAAGTACTTTCTAGTTTTTTATTATGGTTTGACCATACTCTCCTTGATGACGGGGAGGCTTACCAAAATACTACGGGCCAGTTTTATAACGTTTCTCAAGAATTCGCTGGATATCAAACTTACGCTAGTTCCTACTCTCAAATAGTGTCTGACGCATCAATTACAGGAGCTAGCATACCCACTGGCCTCTATGTGGGGAGCAATTTAGTTAACGTCGGTCAGGGCGCTTCAACAGGTTTATACGCAATTGATTACAATAATGGCCGCTCTTATTGGTCGGGGGAACAGGGAGGAAACGTAACTGGAAGTTTTGCGATAAAAGATTTTAATACTTTTCTTACAAACCGTACAGAAGATGAGATTTTATTTCAAAGTCAGTATACTAATAGAAATAAGATAGCGAATATTGTGCCTACGGGTCTAGAAGCTGACACCAAAACATTTCCTGTCGTTTATATAAAAAATGACGGAAGCACCAACGATCCTTTTGCTTTTGGCGGTCAGGATAGTACGGTTATTGATGTAAGAGCTATAGTAATTGCTGATAGCCAATTTGAGATTGATGCAATTGGCTCACTGTTTAGGGATCAAGCTAGAAAATACTTCTGTTTGTTTGAACCTTCAGAAATGCCTTTTAACCAGTTTGGGTATTACAGAAATGATGTTCAGTATGACTACGAGTCAGTAGTTGGAGGTAAAGGGGCGGCACAAAAATGCTTTATAGAGGAAGTCAATATATCAAGATTTGATAGGGTTTTGGAAAACGAAGTAAGAAAATTTAACCCAAATGTTTATTCTACTTTAATTGATTTTGAAATTAGTAAGGTTAGAAATCCCGGATGACTGTGATTTTATTTCTCTTTTGAAGCTATTAAATGTAATTTAAGATAAGAAAACTTCAATAGGAATTAAAAGAAAATGGCAAGAACAAGAGTAATTTACCAAAGCGAAGCCCTATATTGCAGTCAAGATGTAGCTTATAACGTTGCTCAAACCGGGAACGGTGGTCCAGACTGGTCTCAGAGTTTTAATATTAAGGACCTTAACCGCGTTCAGAGCGTGAATTACTCTTTTAGCGTAGCTAGGCAAGACGTGAATCAATATGGGGATCTTGCAGCTATTGATCAAATTATTACGGAAGCTCCGACTGTTTCCTTGGACGCTACGTACCTTTTATCTAATTTTACAAACGAGCATCGTTTAGGATTTTTTGTTACTCAGAGCGGGGAGGGTACGGTTTATACTAATGGTCTAGCTACTGCAGACACTACTGGCGTTAAATCTGCAATTACCAATTTAATAGATAGTTCAAATAACGCCTACCAAAAAAATTATTTTATACTTACCACAAAAGAAGGCAAGGATGCTAATAAAGTAAGCACGACGGGAGTACCCTTAAGTGCTTCCGGTAATTACGAAAGTATAATTGGGGTAGGTAACGGTTTTCTTAGCTCTTACTCTACTGAAGGGGCTGTTGGCGGTATGCCTTCAGTTTCATTTAGCGTAGAGGGGCAAAATATGAATTTTACCAGTATACCTGATACGGGAAATAATCCTGCTCACGCGCAGCCCGCAACAGGAGCTGGATTTAGGACATCTGCAACTAAGGGTAACGGTTCTCTAATAGGCCTTTCTGGGGTCACTCCTGCAGTAAATCCAATTGACGGAAGTCAGTATGGTTTTCCTGTTTGTTTGCCTATCCCTACTGGAAACGCAACTGGAATTTCTGGGAGCTTGATGGGTGATATAAGCACTTTGCTCCCCGGTGATATTACAATCAACATAAATAAACAGTCAGGAGATGCAGGAATTTACAATGCTGCTACAGGAACTATTGGTGTTGATGGGTTTCAAGAAGGCGGTAGGGGGATGGAAGATCCTAATTATGCGGGACTAAAGATAGAAGATGCTCACATTCAAAGTTATAGTATTAATTTTGATCTCTCTAGAAGTCCTGTTCAAAAATTAGGGGTAAAATACGCTTTTGCAAGACCTGTTGATTTTCCAATTAATGTTAGTTTAAGCGTGGACGCAATCGTGTCTGATTTAACATCAGGATCTTTAGCTCAAATGATTGAGTGCGACGACCCGTTTGACGTTAGGGTTAGTTTGAAAGACCCAACATGTGAGACTAGTCCTAAGCCTATTGTTTGTAACTATGTGGTAAAAGGTGTCAAATTGGATAGTCAGTCTTTTTCATCTGACATTGGCTCTAATAAGACAGTTACGTTGGACTTTTCTACTCAAATTGGAGGACCAAGTCAAAAAAATAAAGGAATATTCATGAGCGGTTATCATGATAACCCATACAACTATAACTAAAATTTAAAGGATTAAAAAAATGGCAAGAACAAGAGTTATTTATCAAAGTGAGGCAGTATACTGTACTGTAAATTCAGCTTTCAATACGGGAGCTCTCAGTGATGGAGATATCGAGCAATTGGCAAGAGTTCAAAGCGCGAACTATTCATTTTCGGTATCTCGTCAGGACGTCAATCAGTTCGGCAATTTAGCCGCAATTGATCAAATCATTACGGAAAGCCCTACAGTTTCTTTTGATACGAGTTACTATTTAGCTAACTTTTCAAATGAAAATAGACTAGGGTTTAGCGTTACTCCAAGTGGAAATGGAACGTTTGCTTCATGTATTGAGAATGTTATTGATAGCACTACAAGTGATTATCAAAAGAATTATTTCGTCCTAACAACTAAAGAGGGTAAGGACGCTAATGATAATACTACCACAGGAGATTTTTCATATGGTGCTAGTATGATTGGGGTAGGTAATGCATTTTTAAGTTCTTACTCCAGTGAGGGAGCTGTTGGTGGTCTTCCCACGGTATCTGTCAGTGTGGAAGGTCAAAATATGAATTTTGTAAACCTTCCTTATATCTCTGGAGGCGCCGCTAATTATAACGGAGGAGGACTTGAATACACAAACGGAAGGTCTGATCAGCCCGTCCAATATATTTCCGGAGATAGCCCTGCCGTGGATAGTAGCAATGGCCAATCAGTTGGGATGACAGTAAAACTTCCTGTTCCAGTAACTGACTTAAGTACCGAAGATGGAGATAGTATTAGTACTTTGCGTCCCGGTGACATTACCTTGACGCTTGCGAAGCAACTAGCAGGAACATGGAGAACTGAAGGTAATACTGCAACAGGACTTTATCAGAGTACAGAAGCTAACCTCATAACTAACCCGGACTATGCAGGTGCTAACATTAGCAACGCGCACATTCAAAGCTATAACCTTAGCTTCGATTTAAGCCGGTCTCCAATTCAAAAATTGGGCAACAAATTTTCGTTTGCTAGAACGATTGATTTCCCAATTAACGCGAGCTTGAGTATAGACGCCGTACTTTCGAACTTAACAACGGGATCTCTTGCAGACATTATTAACTGTGATGATAAGTTTGATGCTAGAATCACTCTTAAAAATCCAAAGTGTTACGATGGTAGTCACGATGATAATGCTGTTTGTAATTATATCCTAAAAGGTCTTAAGCTAGACAGTCAGTCCTTCTCATCTGATATTGGATCAAATAAAAGTGTTACTTTAGATTTCTCTACTCAGATTGGTGGACCTGATCAGTTTGATCACGGTGTTTTTATGAGTGGTTATCATATACCAGACGCTTAATTATAAAGCAAACATTTAAATCAAGCCCCTCGAAAGAGGGGCTTTTTTTTGTACTTTTATGTATTTTTGCTGTAAGATATAGAGTACAAGGCATGTCTAAGGAAGAAGGACCGGATAGGGATATTATCAATAATTTTTTTGCGTTTCAAACAAAACGGAAAATTACAAACCTGTATAAACAATTCTTTTTTATACTAGAAGACCTTCAAGCTGATGGGGTAAAAATCCCTGAAGAAAAACATCAAAGAATCCGAAAAAAAATACTAGATTTAGGTAACGATACTATTCGTGAACTAGAGGATTATTTTGATAAATTCATCGAATATAACAATAATAAACAAAAATGAAACGTATATACGAATTTACTGTCGATAGAGAAGAAACCGTTAAAGAAGAGACCGTTAAACAAGAAAAAGATGGTACTGAGGTAACAACTTCTAAAGACGTAAAGAAAAACGTTCCCAAAAAGTATTTCTTGCGTCGCCCCACTCGTACAATGACAGACGAAGCTGAGTTATACTATGGGGTAAGGCTAGCCGAAGGAATTAAAGCGGGACTGTTGACTAGAGCGCTTTTAGAGAAAAGGTTTGATAACGACGGAGGAACCAGAAACGATAGAGAAAACGAGCAGTATAAGGAAACTTTAGCCACTCTTGAAAAACTCCACAAAGAACAGTCCAAAATTCTTAACGTACAAGATAAAAAAAGAACCGCGGCTCAAAAGAAAAGACTAAAAGAAATCGAAGAGGAAATGAAGCCTGCGAGAAGGACTCTTCGTGATATTCAGTTAATGGAAGACGGTTTATATGAAGAAACCGCAGAAAGCCGAGCTAGAAATAAAGTTATCTTATGGTGGATGCTTAACTTAGCATACGCTGATAAAGACGGAAAAGAAGTACCTTTTTTTGGAGAAGGCACGTTTGAGCAAAAGCTAGACAGGTACGATGAGATCGATGAGGGTGAAGACGTTCATGAATTAGTTGTGGCTCGAAAAGTTGCATACTACGTAAGTTTTTGGTTTGTTGGAAGACCAAACACTCAAAAAGAGTTTCAAGAGATGATTGATATGGCCTTAAAGATTGATGAGGAGGAGGCTAAGACCAGCGAGGAAAAACCAGAAAAGGTTGAGTCATAACGTGTGGAAGATGGAAGTTTAAAAGTTATATTTTCTGAGATTCTTAGGGGTTTTACTCTGGTAAACTCTAAAGATTACGGAAAAATACGTGTTAAACATTTTACCAACTTCGACTCAGCAGAGCTCGATATAAAAAATAAATTCTTTTATGACAAGGCTGTCGGTCAAGGCCTTCCCACTAGAGAGGAAAGAGTCGAATATCTCCTAAAAGAGGGTATTTGGACCGACGCAAAAAATAAAGAAATTCTACAAGTTAAAAGTATGCTTTCTGGGTTAAGAAACTCAAAAAGTAAAGTCTATCTTCAGGCCCATATAGATAATTTAAATTCTCAAATTAAAGATCAGCAATTTAAGTTAGCTGAATTAGAGTTTGAAAAAGAAGAGCTTATTGGTTTTTGCGCTGAAAACTATGCATCTAGAAGAATAAATGAATACTACATGTACAATGCGCTGTTAACTGAAGAAGGCGAAAAGTTATTCACTTTATCAGAGTTTGAGGACTTGGAAGAAAGTAAATTAGTAGATTTAATTGCAATTTATAATTCGAGCACTAAGAAGTTCGGGTCGATGAACTTAAAAAAGATATCATTATCTGGGTTTTTTAGTAATTTATTTTACCTCTGTGAAGACAATGCTCATGTTTTTTTTGGTAAACCTCTGGTAGAACTAACTTTTTACCAAATAGAACTTTTTGGTTATGGTAGGTATTATAAAAGTCTAATGGAAAATTCTGAGGCTAAAGTTCCTGATGACGTAAAAGAGGACCCTGAAAAGTTTGTAGAGTGGTTTGAGTCAACTAAAAACGCTAGAGAAACGCTGGATAAGTCTAAAAATGCAGGACAAGACGGTAGTGCTACTTCTTTAGTTGGGGCTACTCCAGAAGACTTAAAACGTTTAGGTTTGGATAATCCAAATGAAACTATAAGCTTGGCTCAAAAAGCAGCGGAAAAGGGGGGTAGGCTTAACATGGAAGATATGATGAAACTTCACGGAATGTAACTAAAAAATAGTGTAATATCCTTTTAGGAATATGGCTAGGGATAGAGTAGAAGTTGAATTACAATTAAACGCCAAGAGAGCGGAAGCCACGATTAGGAAAATGAATCGTGAGCTTGACAAAATGGGTAAAACCATGGGTAAAGCTTTCTCTGGTGGTAGTGGAGGTGGCGTAGACAAAGTCAGAGCTCTTGGCACTGGTTTATCAAAAGCTACTGTCCGCGCAGATGAGTTTAATAAATCCCTAGAAGCTTCTAATGCTCGTGTTATCGCTTTTGGCGCTTCAGCTGGTCTTATAATGAATGTGGAGCGGGCCATGAGGGCTATGGTCAAGGCTACAATTCAGGTTGAAAAAGCCATGGCTGACGTAAATGTCGTCATGAACGCCAGCACTAAACAGCTAGACCAATTTGGTAAAGGTATGTTTAGGGTTGCTAAAGAAACCGCACAAGGTTTCGGTACTGTTGCAGAAGCGGCTACAGAACTAGCCCGTCAAGGTTTGGGGATGGAAAAGACCCTTAACCGAACAAAAGACGCTTTAATACTTACCCGTCTCACTGGAATGAATGCGGCAGATGCCGTAAAATCCTTAACCGCCGCCGTAAACTCTTTTAACAAAGAAGGGGTAACATCCGCTCAAGTTGTAAATAGAATGGCTAAAGTTGATGCAGCATTTGCTGTAAGTTCAGAGGATTTAGCAAAATCTATAGCTCGTGTGGGAGCTTCTGCGCAGTCAGCAGGAGTTAGTATGAATGAGTTGATGGCTATTACAACAGCAGTGCAGCAGCGTACTGCTCGAGGTGGTGCTGTTATTGGTAACGCATTCAAAACTATATTCACACGTATCCAAAGAAGTGATGTTCAACAAAGGTTAGAAAATATAGGAGTTGCCACAAGGGGTATGAATGGCGAAATGCTCTCTGGCATTCAAGTGCTTCAAAACCTTGCCAAAAATTTCAATAATCTCACTAAATCTCAACAGGCCTCTACTGCTGAAAACGTAGCTGGCGTGTTTCAGGTTAACATATTAAAATCTGCGTTAGCTGACTTATCGCAACAAAATTCTGCTTACGCTGGAGCTTTGAGAGCTGCAAGTAGCGCTACTGATGAAGCTTATCAGAAAAACGAAAAGCTAAATAAAACTCTAGACTCATTGGTAAATAGAACCATGGCCAACCTAACTCAAGCTGGTGCGAGTTTGGGAGGAGACATATTTGGGCCAGCTATAGGAAATGTTTTAGGGGCCGTAAATTCAATTATAGACTCTTTTAAAGAAGGTGGTAAGCTTGAGTCTTTTGGTGAGGGGTTCGGTAAGGATATAGTTAAAGGTATTGGTAAATTTATAGGCGGCCCCGGTTTAGTTTTAATAACTGCTGTATTCAGTAAATTAGCTCTAAGTTTAGGCAAGTTTGCATCATCCGCATTAAAAGACATGATGGGTCTTACCGCAGCGACTAAACAAAGAGCAGCGCTAGAGGAAATTGTAGTAAATACCATTGCAAAAGAACCGACTTTATTAAAATCAGTCAAAGCGGGCACTTTGGACGTATTGGCTGTAGAAAAACAAATTTTAGCAACTATAAAAGCGCAACAGGCTCAACGGGCAGCTTTAGGCGCGTATGGTGGAGCATTAGCTACCAGCATGTACGGAAGAGGGGCTCGTGTGGGATCTAGCGGCAGAGCTTTTATGAGGGGTGGCCCGGGGAGGGCTGAAGGTTTTGTTCCTAATTTCGCTAATCCAAACACTGAGAGAGCTGCTGCCGCCGCTGGAGGATACACCGCTGGGTCCATAAAAACTATAAGGCAGCCCGGAGCAGGCACAATGATGTACAATTCCGCAGAAACTGTAAAACAGTTCCCCGGAATGTCGCAAAAAGCAATAATGCCCCCTTCAAGCAGTCCTGCTGGAGCTGGATACCGCGCAGCTTTTGGCGCTGCGCATGGTTTTGACCCTTATGCAGCTAGTGGGTTTGTTCCAAACTATTCAAAAGCCGTAAGAGGAAGAACCACAAAAGCCAGAAAATCCGAAAAGAAAAAAATACATCCAAATTTAGCAGGGCACGTATATCAGTTAGATGCCAGTGATATAGGGGTAATATTAGGTTTAGCAGACGGAAAGGTTGGCCCAACATTCTCCCCCTTAGCCGACGTGAAAAGTTTAGCGGGGCTTAGGAATAATTCACCTAAGTTATACAAAGACTTAGAGAACGAGGGAGCTAAGGTTAGGCTTAACAACATTAGAGTTCAGAGTTTTATAAATACGCCCAAAGAAGCTCAGGCTGAAAAAATGTTCGAAGCCCTTCTTACCGACGAGCTTGAATCCGGCACGGGAAATATTGCTAAAAAAGTAATGACCCGTTTTGGTATTGAAGGTAAGCCGGGTAGGATGGGACCGCTGCCTGCAGGTCTTCAGGGGGAAGTCTTTGAAGAGGCAATGAGAATGGCTATGAAGGCAGCTGTGGCTATTCCCGGGGCTGACTTTGACTTTGAGGCTGGGAGACCTCCTTCTGCAGCTCTGCAGAAAATTTTTGGTCAACCTGTATTTAGAATTGACGCAAAAAGAAGATTAAAATCCGCTCAAGGCGGAGAGATGCCTAAAAAATATTTCAATGATAGCGCTACCAGAGCTCATGGAGTGCAGCTTATAAACCTTGAAAGAAAAAGACTCACGGGAGGTAAGGCTTTAGGGTACGTACCAAACTTTACCCCCCTTTCTAGCGCTATAGGTAGGGAAATGTCGGCAGGAGTCCCTGCTTCTGCAATTAGAGTAGGGTCTAGCCCATCTCTTAGAGGTGCAGGAAATCCTCGTGGGCTCGGAGTATATAACACTATTGACGAACCTCGTGGCTTAAGCCAAGGAATTAATCGATCCAGATCAATGGGTGTTGATCCAAAATCTCACGGAGTTCCAAATTTTGCCGCGGGTCTTATAGGCAGGGCCGCAAGCGGTCTAACTAAAATAGGAAAAGGTGGGGCGGGCTTCGCGGGACTTGGGATTATGGGTGGGGCAAGCACTGCTACGGGAAGAATTTTGGGAGCAGGGGTAGCGGGACTGGCTGGGGGTCCCAAAGGGGCACTCGGAATGATGGCCATAACTGCCCTCACTGAGTTCTTGCCAATGCTGACCTCATCAAGTGAGGACGCTACAGATGCTCTCAAAGCGCAGGTTGAAGCTCAAAACCAAGCTATTGCGAAATCAATGGAGCTAACACAATCTTTCGCTGATCTAGCTGGTGGGATGAGCGCAACGGAGTTTACTACTAAAAAAGCCGCAATGTTAACGGAGTTGGGCGTAGGTGAAAAAGGAAATCTACCTATGGGAAATCCTATGGCCAATACTCCAGAGCTAAAAGCTTTAATAGACGCGGGTCCTAAAGAATTTAAACAGGCTCAAACTGCGTTTAATAAAAGATTAGGTCAGATTTCTGTATTAAATAATTTGCCAGCCGGAAACATATCGTCGCTGATGCAAGCGTCTAAACAAAAAACCGTAGACGATGCTGACACGCTATTAAATCAGAGGCTGGGTAGGGGGCCGAATAGTCATGAAGCGCTAGCCCGAAAGTTATTTGGTACCAACTCCATTGGGGTTATGCAAAGAGCAGCGATTGAGGGAGACAAATTTACTAGTAACCCTAAATTTCAAGAGTATATAAAATTCGTAAGTGAAAGTGCTAAGATATCGGATATAAAGTCAGCGGGTGTCGCTAAAGCTAAACCGGGGGCAGGATTCGCAATGCAAGCGGGAGAAGATTTCCTCAAGAGGTTTGGGGGTCAGGCAGGAATGTCGCAAAGAGAAGTAATGTCTAGACTCGCTGCTGCTGGAACTAACCCTGCTGATATAGCTAAAGGAGGGGTTTCATCATTCCGAGGGGGAACAGATCAATTAGCAAAAATTCTTGGCGTGAAGCCTGATGATTTACGTGGTGCGATGCAGTCTGATGAAGGTGGGTTTTTTCAAGCCATAACTGGGGAGGCGATGGCTGGAAACATAACCCAGCAAGAAAGAAATAAGGCTTTAAGAAAATATATAAGCGCAATCATCGCGGGATATACGGACCAAGAAGCATACAATAAAGCGGTTAAAGAAAATGAAAAAATAGAAGCGGAGGCGGCAGAAAAGAAAAAGACGTATACGGCAACCTTGCTGAAAGCAATGAAACAGCAAGAATCTTACAGGCAGTCTGTATTTACCGCGAAAAGAGCCCTAGACACGATGACCAGAAACGCGGCACAGGGCAGAGCTATATTCGGTTTAGGTTCTGGTTTACGCACAGCTCAAGCTAACGCGAGAATGGACTCTACGGGAGTTGCTGGTGTGGTCAGAAATGAGGCTATAGCGGGTGCTCGTTTAGATAGAAGAAATGCTGAAGGTATAGCTGCCAAAGCTCTTGAAGTTAGTATTAAGGAGGGCTTGGCAGGGATGAATGCTGTTAAATTTATAGAAGGTAAAGGGTTTGGTGGACCTCAAGCGAGTGAGGCTTTAGCTGCCTTTACTGAATTAAGAGATCAAATAGAGGCGGGAGCAGATCAATCCCAGATTGACAAGCTAATTGAAAGGTTAGCTGGCGTGAAGGGACTTAAGTTAGATCAAGGTATATTGAGCGACCCCGGGGATCAGCTTGCAATGCAAGAACTTCCAAAAATTATAGATCTACTTAGAAAAGCTCAAGAAAAATATAATTCCTCCCAAGATAAGGCTGTACAAAATGAAACTAATGCTATAAATCTAGCAAAAGAACAGTATAAAGTTACCCTTCAAACTATCAAGCTCCAGTACGAGTTAAACACAGCTAAGAGAGAGGAGCAAAGAATGATTCAGTCTGCTTTAGCTGAAGCTGAGTATAACGAGACTAGAAATTTAGCTGGTCAAGGTAGAAAAGGTATGAGAGATGTAAGCTCTGCTTATAGCGCCGCATTAGCTAAGAATGTTGAAAGCTTTGGTGTTGAAAAAGGGGATTTTGGAAGAGCTTTCCGTGCAGGTTTTATAAATGAAATGGGTTATAACGAAGTAGACGCTTTGAGAGATTTTGAAAACGGAAGTCGTCAGGTAGCTCAAACCATGAAGTCCTCTTTTGCAGATGCATTTCAATCTATTTCTAGCGGCGCTTCTAGCGTTCAAGGAGCATTAGCCAACATGGCTCAAAGCATCCTTAATTCTATTAACCAGATGTCCAGTCAAATGTTTACTAACATGCTCTTTTCTAGAATGATGCCCGGCGCTGGACAAGGAGCTTATGCTCAGGGAGGGTATGTCCCCGGTTATGCTGGAGGAGGTCTAGTTACAGGCGGTTCAGGTTATAAAGATGATGTGATGACTAGAATGTCCGGCGGAGAGTTTGTGATTAAAAAATCTGCTGTCAATAAAATAGGAGTTGGAACCCTTAATGCTATAAACGGCTACGCAAACGGTGGTAATACTGGCCCGGGAATTGGGACCATGGGATTAATAGCTGCCGGTAGTGGAGCTTTATCCGGCGTAATACAAGCAGCCTCTCAGCCTAACGCTCCTAAACCTATACCTTCTAGAGACTATGGTATGGGTAGAAGTAGTTTAGGTTACTTAGGGGGAGCGGATCCAGATGCCGGTAGAGTTGATTCTGTATCAGGTGGCGGAGGTGCCGCTAATGTTTCGCTTGCTAAAGGTTTTGTTTACTATAGAAGAGATCCTGAAACCGGTAGGTTAGTTAGCGAAAGAGCTAGGCCCACAGAGGGAAGATTTGAAGTTAGTGATTCATTATCATTAATGGGTAGATTAAATGAGGGTGATCCGCAAACCGCGAGAATGTTTGAAAAAGAACAAAGAATCGCTAGCTACATGGATTACGTAGCAGGAGAAAAAGCTAGCCGTAGAAATCAAATAAAAGCAGTAGAAAAAGAGAAAAGAGGGAGAATGGTTGGCGCTTTCATGAATGCAGCCATGTTAGTTGGAGGGGCAAAAATAGCTGGGGCAATGGCTACAAGGAGAGGCTCTGTTGGGGTAGGGGGTCTGTCTGGGGAGCACGGAGCTGCTATAAGAAGCGATATAAGAATGGCTGGCGGTAGGGATGCATTTGCTCAACAACACGGTTATATGGATTATCAAGACATGAAAATGTCTGGGTCTTTATTGGGTACCATGCCAAGCGGAGGATTTCCTAAAACCGGAAATGCGAATGGTGGTTTAGCTCGTGTTATGGGCGGAGAATATGTAATGAGCCCACAAGCTGTCCGTACTCATGGGGTTGGGTTCATGACAGAACTTAACCGCGGAAATGTTCCTAGATACGCTGGAGGAGGTCTTGTTGGTAATCAAACTGGCCCAGCTGTAGCAGGAGGAGGCTCTACGTTAAATACTGGCGGCAATACTACTAATAACGTTAAAATTAATATTAATGTAGACAAGAGCGGTGGGGCAAACGCAGAGGTAAGCGCTGGAACCCAATCTGGGTCAGGTGAATCTGCCAGAGACGAAAATGAGGAGATACAAAATAACAGTAAGCTTGGAGACGTTTTGCAAGGTGTTGTTTTGGAAGAAATCATAAAACAGCAAAGGCCCGGCGGATTACTCCACCAACAGAATTAAATATTTCTATTTTCAAGATTTGAAATTCTTTTTTCCATTTCAATAAATTTCTTTTCTATCATCTTAATACCTTCGTTATACATAGCGTAAGGGTTAGATGAATTATTGGACAAAAGTGGAATTTTTACCACTGGAGAAAAATCAAAAGTCATTTCACAGGGGATGAGCTCAGCTGAAGGTAAGCTATATTTTTTATTAAGAATAATTACCTGTTTTGTTAGTGCAAACTCCCCTTCTTTAACGTCTTGAGGAAGGGGATAGTGAAATTCTATACTTGTTTTCCCCTCATTGTATACGATTGACTTTATATCCCTTTCTAAAATGGAGGATGATTCTGCTTCTTCATACTCTACATCTGCTGTAATGAATTCTCCTGAGTCGTGGAGTAGTTTCACTGGGTTTTGAGGAGGGGTGACGTATTTACCCGGGGATGAAATAGATATCTCTAAAATGTTTCCTTTAGCGTCAACTTTAGTTACATTAAACTCTGTGTTTTCCCCTGTTAAGTTGTCTTTGCTGCTTGAAGCTACTCCTCCTTGAGAGTAAATCAAGTCCCCGATCTTGTATTTAAATTTATTATTATCTTTTACGTTTTTAAAATCGCAGGCCTCGTATTCATTAAAAGTTATGTTTAAAATATCTGACGGCGAGATTCTATAAGTAAAATCATTTTTAGTTTGGATGCTTTGACCACTTACGGTGAACTTTCTTTTTATATTTAAAGATTCCGTATTCTCTAATTGATAATGAACTTGATTCCCACCTATATGAATGAAAGCTCCATTTTTACAAACTACTTTCCTGTTACCAATTACGTATAGTCTGTCAGTATTGTTTTTAATTGAAGCTTCAAAAACCTCGGGTCTCATAATAAAGATTATTATCTAAGATCAGCTAAAACACCAAATTTAATTTTTAAACCCCCTACGTTTACTAAATTTGAGGGACCTTCAAAAGGGGTTCTGTTCCATATACTCTGCGTGGCACTGGGGTTATTTGCATCAAGGTAATTATCGGTCCACTGTCTAATAACAGCATGGAATACTCCAGCCCCTTTTATCACTCGATACTCCGTATGATAGTTAGTGACCTCGTAAGCGAGGTATTCTTGAGCTACCCCGCGTAATGGGAGAAGTACTGACGACCTTGGTTGATCGTCGTATTCATGAGTTACATGAGTAGTAGAACCGGGGGAAATATTTAGATAACCTTGTATTGATAAATCCACAGAATATCTTTCTGTAGGTAAATTAGCTAAATCATCAGTTAAAGGAACTGTCATAATTAGTGTCCTTATAGTTGCGTAGCTAGACATATATTCATTCCATCGGTTTTTGTTACTGGGCAAACTATTCCAGTCTCTAGCCTTACCGGGCCTGTTATAAGAAGACGTTTTAGCGATTCCATACACCTTAATGTTGTTTAAATCTGCGGAGCCTTTTACTATAGAAGGTCTACGGTTCGCGCTTCCGTCAAGAATTTTGCGCCCTTCTAGCGTTACCTCTTCTGTTACCCCAAATTTTTTGTTGACTGTCAGTTCTTTGTAGGCTGGTTCATTATTACTTTCAGTTAAAATTGATGAGTCAATGTTAAAAATGCTTCCTATTTGGCCTTTTATATAATAATCGCTACCTAAAATATGAGCGACGCTAAAATCAGGTCGGTTTGAATACCCAAAAGGCTCGGGGTCGAAATTGAGTTGAGTTGCATCTTTGTGATTAGCCCCTACTACCACCTCTCCCCAAGCTTGGTACCCTAAAGAACTTACAGCGTTTGAGTTTGGATTGAACTCACCCATTCTAAATGAGGTTCCTAAAGGATTTAAGAACGCGGTTGGTTTGTCCGTACCTAAGGCATTATCTATTGAATATTTAGCGTCTATACTCAATGGTAATGTGGAGAAATTTAATTTTGTATCTGAGAAAATTTTTGCTAACTGTTTTGTTTCGTTATTTACTGTTATCTTATCAAATAAAGGTAGATTAGAGTCTTGTTCAAAAGCCCTTTTAAAAGATATAGAATCAAAAAGAGCCATGCAGAATTGTATGTTTGTAACTTCTTCACGAGTAATCATGGGGAACGGTATGGTGAATCCCCCTATCGTGTCTCCTCCTTCAAATAAATAAAATCCTCTACGTACTACTGAACCGTTATCTGCTGCAGCATCTTCCGCTGAAAGCCTATTGGTGGTGACTACTCCATCAAAAGCGACACCTTTTGTTTGAGTACCTCCGTCTACAGCGACTTCTAAATTTTTTATTTTACTCGCTCTCTCTTCTTCTATATTTTTATTACTCTTTAATAGATATTTATTATTAGACTTTTGTTTTTCTATATCAAGGTCAAACTGTGGTGATAAATTAGAGAATATTGTTGTGTCTTCAGTGGTTTCAGTTTGAGCGTCTCCTGTGGTAAAATAATAGACGACACCTCGAGCATCATTGAAAAACTTATCCGCTTCTTCAGCGGTAATTGTTGACTCGCCTTCTTTATTTTCTACTTCTTCAATAGTTATATTAATTCCACCTTCTGTTATCAATCTGGCCGTAGCTTTATAAGGATAGTTTCTGTTAAACACTGTATCCATATCAAAAATTTGATTACTAAAGCCTTTTTCACTATTTGATTGCGCAAAAAATACTCCACTAGGGGAATCTATTGAAACTCCTAAAATGTCATACCCGGCATTAAAAAGATTCTCAGCATATTTTTCTGGATTTTCGTTAGTGTCTTGATTTATAGTGTTAGCATAGACATAATTATCAACACTCGTTCTGCCGTTTACATCTTGAGTTTCAACCACTATATCAAACTCTCTTAAAGGTAGCTCTTGGGTGTCTCTGATCACTACGCCACTGTCGACAGACTTGTAAAAAATATCTTTTATAGCACCGTCTTCTGCTCTTATTATGTGCCTACCAATACCTCGATTATTTAGATCGTCGTTGTTATATGTTTGACCGTCACTCGAAATATCAGAGATTATGTCGGGATTGTTATACGTTTCATCAAAAACAAATGTAGGTTTAGTAGATGGCGATGTATACCCAGTAAACTCAAAGTATATGTGACTGGTAGGAATATTAGTAGTAGACGGCTTTCTTACAGTAACTCTATATTGTATATCCTCTACATTAGTGAAATTTAATTCGTATCTACCAAAATCGCTTTCTTCTGCTGAAGGTCTGTTAAATATTGGGTCTTGAGAGCTTATCTGCCATTCAAATTCCGGTTGAGTATTGTCTAACGCAAATAATCTTGGGTCAGAGGGTGTGCCCGCTTGAACGGGAAGCCCATCGGCTCCTCTGGTGGTGAGACCGTTGATTGTATAGGCTTGAACTGGTGTTGTAAGTTTTTTTATAGCTTCTGTACTTGGGCGAATTCCTCTTAAAAGCCCATGTCCAATTACTCCGTCATCTGAAATAGGATATATAACTATATAGAAAGGTAAAACGTTACCTCCATTATCTCTATTTATTGAGCTAACTAAAGCTTCTACTTCTATTTTACTTTTTGAGTTATTAAAAAACTTCGTATCTTCTGAGGTTATTAATAAATACTCATTCTGGCTAATATCTTCGTAGTATTCAGGGGCTACTAAATACGTTACTGAAGTTTCCCTTGGGTCTTGCGCAGAAGTATTAACTACTGGCGTTATTCTCGGGTCATTTAAAGCATTCCAATTGTTTGTAATTTGGGGATTTCCTGTGGTGATTATGCTAAAAGAGTAGCTAATCCTATTCGCGCTTAACGTTTGTCCATAATTTACCGAAGTACTTTTAGACTCATTTCCAATCACGATATTATTTTTAAATCCGGCTACGCTAAATTCTGACTTTATGGTTACTAAATTGTCCTGAATAATACCATTTATAGATGGTTGATCTTCAATTACGGTTAGTATATTATTGTTTCTTTGACCTTCGGTAGCATTGGGTGAGTAAGTTTGGTTGGGATACGAGCTCGTCCACTGGCTCAAACTGTTTGATTGAGAGGCGCTTTCAGAGATCGGGAAATAGATCTGCAAGTCGTTTGAGCTAGAATAAGAAGACCCAATACTATCTATGTTTTCGTATTTACCTGTAGAGTAAGCTAAAGCTTGGATGTTGTAGGCATGATTTTCTTCTTCTTTTATGTTTATTATCCTGTAGGAGGACTCGTGATTATTGAGATAAGAAGGTTCGGAGTCAAATAAAGGCTCGATAGACCATATCAAGTTTTGGCCAGAAAAATAATTTCCAGAATAGTCTATTCCTTGGTTGCTGTATCCTTCCACTGCACTATTGGTATAGCCAGTAATAACATAATCTTGAAAATTAAGCTGGTTTCCTGTGTACGGGGAGCCAACATTACCTTTTGCGGCACCGGCTACATCTTCTACCCTCATTCCGCTATTAAAATAGATTTGAGTACAAACAGCTTTGTTGTCAGCTATAAAGTCAGATCGGAAAGCTCCTGCTGTGCCTGTGACATTGATAGCGTCAGATCCATTAAAAGCTAAATTCTGTATTTGAGTTCTTCTTATGCCGGGCAGGTCATCGCTTGTTTCTATAGTTCCTGAGTAGTAATCGTAAGTTGGCGCCAATAATGAAAATTTGTATTTAATTCCGTCTTCTAAATTAAGAGCTTGATCAACTATAATACTGTTTACATTTTGTCTTTGAAATGCAGTTAAGGGATTTTCATCTAATTTATAAACCGGATTAATGTTTTCATTTCCTTGTATTACTGCGTTTGTTCTACCGCTTAATTTGAAAGGATTTCTATTATTGTCATAAATAGTAATAATATCTCCGGGTCTAAGATAAGCCCCTTCGCCTCCCGCGCTGAATGATACAGTTTCAGTTTCTTCGTACTCACTGGCTATGATCCATTTGGCAAATCTTCTCGCTTGTCCTCTGCTGGTGCAACCTAAGGCTGAAGTTTGAATTTCTCTTATACCATATCTCTTTACGCCTTCTTCGTCTTCTAAATACTCTACCGCGGGTTTGTAGCTGTTTCTTTTATCGTTATATCTAACAATAGCTACAGTATGCCTAGCTTTTTTTGCTGAGCTGGCGTAAGTAAAATTTGAGTCTACTACATTTGAGTTGTTAAAATGAAAAACAGGAAGTTTGTATTTATCTTGAGCGGAAAAAATGCTACCATTCGTATAATACGAGATGCCTCTGAAAATAGAAGACAAGTCATTTAAAACTTTAAAAGCTTCTTCGCGGGTAGTTATTAAATAGTTTATAGTGAATCTCGGCTCAAATCCTCCGTATGTATCATCAACTAACTCGTCACAATATTTAGCTATGTCGTAAAGAGCCCATTTATCTACTTGGTCTAAGCTGATGTAGTCTCCCAAACCGTATCTATTGTTTGTGATTAAGTCATAAAAACACCAAGCAGGGTTATCCGTCCAACAAAGCTCTTCAGCAAAATTACCGTCCCATTCTTCAACTGTACTCGCTGAACTACTTGCTCTAGTCCAAGTATTCTTATCGCTGCTAATCAGGGAGTTGGTTTTTGCACCAATAGCTATTCCTTTATAGTAGCTCGTAGCTGATTGACTGCTTTCTCCATAGCTTTTCAAGAAAGGATTATAGTTATTTGGGATTTTAACTTTTAGTAGATGCGTGTCATAGGCTCTGGTAGGTATTCTTTGGAAAGACCTTGCATCAAATATAGAATAAGCCATTGACGAATATGGGTAAGTTAATTTAGTCCCGTAAACTTCAACCAGTGAATCTACAAAACTTTGATTTCTTAAAAAAGAAGTAAGAGATTCTGGGGTTGTTCTAACGATTCTGATTTGCCAACCTTCAAACCCTTCTTTGTCTTGAAACCCCCTGTCTGAAAAATCTAAAACTGTAGCTCTTATGTAGCCAGAATCTATTTTACCTTCTACAAGTTCCTTTTTGCCTAACCTCCAGCCTTCTTCGTTTAAGTCAGTTTTTGCTGTCGAAGAAGATTCAATATTTTTAAACTTTTTGTTGAATATAGGTCTATAAAAAATAAAATACTCAATTCTTCTAGCTTTTTGATCACCGTAACCAGTTGCTTGAGGCCTTTTCGTGTATGTTTTGGGGCCGAATTGTAAACTTTCCTGTAGTGCAGTAATTTTTATATTTACTATAAGTTTGTTGCATTCTTTATTTAATACTCTGTAAGTTTTTGAGTATTTATCTATTGGTCCTTTTATTTTTGCATACTTTACATCTGTGGGCGTGTCGTCACCTCCCTTTATTTCAGGGCCGTAAAGCCTCTCACCTATTGGCCTGTTAATAGACAGGTCCATTATATCACTAGATGGAATAGAACCTAGTTGAGGTAAAGCGTCATTAATTTTTGGAACCGTGCCTATTGGGGTTCCCTTTGTATAATTTACGTTTATATCGGGATAGTTATAAAAACCATTTTGGTCAACAATAGGAACTTCATTCCAAAAAATTGACCTTAAAAATCCAAGCTCTTTTGCTTGTGCAGTGGTTTTGTTTCCGCCTGCCACGCCTGTTGCCCAATAATTATTAAAAACAACTTTTTGGTAGCCTGTGATATTGGTGTCTCTGATATATGTATAAGTGCCGCTGGTTATACCTTCGATAGGCCCCTCGGAAATTAAATCTACAGTTTCTGCATAGGATCGAGAAGTAACATATTCTCCATCTGCGTTTTTAACCGCAGAGACATCAGTAACAGCTGGACGCGCCTGTTCCGGATCGTCTCCTCCTCCAAATAAAAAATCCATAAAACCCATATTATTAATCCTTTATATTTTATTCTTCCTCATCCCAATTCCTTACATTGATTGGTATTCTTGGGTTAAAGTTGTACTTAAGTCCATAACTTGGGTTACCCCAAGTGTCTTTAGGAACTACGTCAGCGTTAATATCGATGGTGTCGCTAGCACTTTGAATTACGTGACTTCCTACTAAAAGGCGTCCATAACCAACAAATACGGGACCGCCTTCTCGTATAGTGTTTTCTGGCCCATTAAACAGGTATGACCTTGATCCTCCTTGTTCTATTTCCCTGAAGTCTCCAAATTTTGGCATAGGTGTTAAGAGGTTGGTAATTCCAGCGGCAATAAGCCCTACTCCTCCCATTACCAAAGCTCCAGCCATCATTCCGCCTTGACCAGCCATTAGCCCCGCAAAACCTCCAGCCATCCCGATGCCACTCGCAACCATAGCTACTCCAACAAGTATCCCTACGATGTCCCTAGCTCCCTCAAGAACAGGTACAATGTCTATTGTTTTTAAATTGCTTATGTTCATTAACATTTCGGATGAGCTTAATCCTTCTATAGTGTTAGGATCTTTACCCTCTTCAAATGCTACGTCTCTTTCATTAATTAAAACTCTATATCGAATGTTTTTCTTATCGTTTTCTAGAAAAGATCTATAAAGTTTTTTTGTTTTTGACTCAATAGCTCTTAAAGCCTCGGACACGCTATTTACAGCTAGTTTCCATTCTGATCTACCTAGCTGCTCGACCAATACTCCGTGAAATTTTATATTAGTTAAGTTGTTCATGTCTGTAAATTTCGGTAATCTTACGTCTTTTTTGTGGTGTTAACTTTTCTATCGTGACAAATTTATTACGAGGTCTATGGATAATTTTATTGTCACCGATATAAACTGCCGCATGGTTTATTGTTTTTCCTTTTATCATTGAAAGGAGAAGGAAATCATGTTTTTTCATAGCGCATCCGTCTTTTTGTTTTTTAAGCTCAGGATTGACTTTCATAACATCTCTAGCTAGGTTAGGCCTTCGTTCATGCCAGTCTTCTTCTCTTGTGTACTCTATGTCTTTTAAAGTTATGTTAAGTTCTTTAAAGTAATCCTGTACAAAAGTATAACAATCAGCTGACCCTGCTCTGTATTCTTTGTAGTCGATAAAAGTTTTATCCTTACTTGGGTCATAAAAAATAAAATTATCTTTTTCAACATTGTACATGATGTAATTTATCATATGCCCCTTGCTATTGATGATGTCATAAGGGGAAAATTTTGACTTCCCGGCTGGATGGGAGTGATAAACCGCCGAAATCGCAAAACGGTTACTAATTTTAAGATAATCCTGAGGAGATATCGAAAAATATTTTTCTGGGTCGTAGGCGGAATTTTTACATGGAACTGCTATTGGTTTACCTTTATCAAAAACAGTGAACCCGCAGCATTCGTTGGGAAAGCTTTCTAATGCATGTTTTTTGATTTGAGTTTTTACTGTTTCGCTAATCATATGTTAACCTAGCCCTCTAGAAATTGAATTGGCCGCTGGAAAGCCTCCATAAGGCAAGTCTCCCATACTTATTTGACACCCTCCTTTATTTGCGGATTTTCTGTTTTTTGCCCCCCATCTTAACCTGCATCCAGTCAAACTTTTAGAGCATTCATCTGCGACCCAATAATCTGAATTAGGGGGGCTGACGTTATTACCCTCCTCCATATTTCTTTTACATACGTAATAGTATTTAACTCCATTTTTTAATACCCAGACGTAATTTCCTACTTTGTAACCCATTTGAGAAGCTTCCTCCGTAGTTCTTGCTTGTTTAAACTGGGGGTTATATTCTCCTTGGTCTGCAAATTCATACTCTTGATTATCTCGGTTCCCCTGTGCTTCTGTTTGGATATCATCATTAGAATCAGTTGCCACGGGAGGGGCAGCCCTCAGCATTCCACAGCCTTGTAGTTTTTCCGCAGCGTTTGACGTTGCTGAAATTGTACCTCCTCCATTTGTTTCAATATCGCCACTTAATCTAAGAGTCTTCAGTCTGGCTTTTTTAAGTAGCGGGATAGGGACATCTGTTGAGGTATTGTTAGAATTGTAGGTTTGTAATTCTTTTGTTGCTGGGGCTTGATACCAACAGCCTATGCCCCTATACTGCCAAACACATTTGTTTGAAAGAACTACTCTTTTAGGTAATCTAGTTCCCTCTAAGTCAAGAACTGAAGACAATTGATAAACTATGTTAAGTTTATTTTCTGTCTGTTTTCTTTCTACGTAATAAATATCATCGGGTAGGTATGCGTATGGATCTGGCTCATATCCTTCAGGGAGCATATTACTTTCTTTGGATATTCGAGCTTCTTTTGAGGTTCCAAAATTTGCTTTATCTAAGTATTTTGCAAAAGTTCTTTTTCTCGTAACTTTTGCTCCTATGATATCCCCCATTTTTCTAATTTCATACCTTAGCAAAGCTAATTGATCTATGCCGTTTTCGCTGTTAACGCTAATTGAAAGCGTTGGCGTTGGGAGGGATCCTTTTGTATTAGTTTCAAATCCAGCGGAAGTAATTGGGGCCGGATAGTAAACTTTACCTTGCCAGACGATAGTCGAATTAAAAACCTTGATGTTGTTATGAAATCTTAAAATTGCAGATTCATAATTACCTTGAGATATTCCTTGCTCGGCAGCGTCTGTAGCTAAATTTATGTCTGAATCTTTTACCAGCTCCGAAATGTCAATTTCAAACATTGTCACCATTGAAGACGGTGTTAAATTAGAAAGCTCCGCATTTAGGGATTTTATTGAATTCCTTGCTTGGGCTGGTGTTTGTTGACTGTAGTCTGGCATTTTTTAATTATTAGTTTCTATGAAAGTGGCTTTAATGGAATGATTCCCGTGAAAAGTGAAACGAGAATTAAAATTGGGGCAATAAAACCTTTTTTTGTAATTTCCATCTGCATAAATTGGTGGTAAATGTTTGACTAAAAAACTTTCAACACCTTTTCTTGCTTTTAAAAAGTGAAGTATTGCTCTTGATTCAAGATCTCCCCTCATTTCGAATGAAACATCCAATTTTATTAAATTGTTGTATATTCCGTCCTGAAATCTTTGTTCATATCCATTTCCGAAAACTATTTTATTAGATTTTGGTGAAGAATTCACAGAAATATTGTAAGAAGGCACCCATAAAAATTCAGGCATTGTGTCTGACCCGTCTATGTTTGCATTGCCGGTTCTTTTTGTGATACCTCCCCAAGAAGTTGTGTCTGTGACGCTTGTGTTGGCGGCTAAATCCTTTAAAGCGTAGTAATATTTAACGTTTTTGGGGGTATCGGTGCTAGAGTTAGTAAACTCCTCAGCCACGAATACAATATCGTTTTTAGCATGAGTGTCTGAAGCCCTAAAAGGGGGGACATTATATATACTATTATTAGCCATTTTTCCTTAATCCTTTATTATTATAATACACTGAAAAAAGAGTGTAAAATAAAGATAAGGTAATGTTAGGTAGAATTACAAGGGAAGCTGAAAAGCTCACAATCAACGGAAGCGGGATATCTGGAGTACAGTCTTTGGCGGCTTCCTACGATTCTGTGGCTCAACCTGTAAGAAATTTAGGTATAAGCACTATAGATTACTATCCACAGGGTCCTCAGCAAGCGACTCTGTCAGTAGACACCTTAATGACTCATTTTTTACCCCCAGTGGATGACTTTTCTAGCTATACCTCTAGAGACCCTATGCAAAATTTTACGGGAACGTTCCCATTTAGTGGTATAGTGGAACATGGGGATAAAAGATTTTATTTCACAGAGGGGTATTTAGAAACCTACTCTGTAGCGTGTGGTATCGGGCAAATACCTCAAAGTAGCACTAGCTCTGTGATTTATGGAAATTTTGGAACAGGAGCTGAGTTTGATTCTTGGCAGCAGTATGGTGATGGGCTAACTAACCCTGAATTAAGTATCCCTAGTTATGGGTCTATGGAGATAAACCTAGATACTTTTGAGACTAACCGGGTTAGCTCATTCAACGTAAATATTGCTACTCCACGCCTTCCTTTGTACGCAATTGGCTCAGATACGCCTACTGGGGTAATAGCGGGCACGCCAATTGAGGTTAATGTAAATTTTGAAATTCAGCCTGACGATTATGAAATAAAAAATATGCGACTGATTCCGGGTGAAACAATTTTCAAAAATACAGTAATTTCTTTGAAAAAAAATAATACAAACGATATATTACTAACGTACTCTTTTGACAATATGTTATTAACGTCAGAATCTTTTAACGCAAGTAATGATTCAAATGCAACAGTGAATTTTAATTTAAGAACTTTCATTTTAAGGGAAAAATAGTGTAATATCAAAAAAGGCTATGGCAAGAGTATTTTACGATAAGGCTCCGGTTGAGATTCGAGTTCTAGGGACAAACTATAATGAAACCCTAGTAGCTACAGACTGTAGTATAAATTTCAACAATTCACAGGCTCCCGTTTTCGCTGTCGGTAAAAAAGGTCCAATAGGTCAATTTCCTTCTGCAGCTAGAGCTGGAGACATGTCTTTCAATTTTTTAACCACAATCACAGGATCTTTTGGCGAAATCGGAATTGGGTCAGACAGAAAAGGAAACATTATTAATTATCTGGCTGATGCTATAAAAAATTCCACAGACTCAGAAGCGAGTGGTGTTATTGTAAAATGCGCCGGGGTAAGTGGGATTGGCTTCCTTAATTCGTACAGCTTTAATACAACTGCTAACAGTATTTCTTCTTCTAGTGCGTCTTTTACCCTTTTTGGATCAGGTTCTTACCTACCTGTAAGCGGAAGATTGAGCGGGGTTAGTACAAATGTGGGTATTGGGACAAGCCCGACTGACGATGCGATTGCAACTGGAATCGCTCACGGAAGGTACACTACAATGCCGTCAAGCTTAAATACTACTATTTATCAATCTAGCGCGGAGTTGGGGGAAAGATACGCCACAGGTACGATTTATAGTGCTGATTATTCAATAAATTTTAACCACACTCCTATATATAAAATTGGACAAGAGTTTCCTGTTACAACATTTTATACTAACGCTTCAGAATCTATAAACGTTTCAGAGGATGTTTTCAACTCTGGTTTAAAATATGATGAAACTGCAGCTGACTATGCTATACAGTTAAAAGGACTCGGTAACTTAGGAGCCGATCCGGGAATGTTTGTTAGGGTTACTGATGCCAAACAAATAAGTACAGCTGCAACAGTAGGTTTAGATGATATAATCAGAACTCAAAAATCTTTAACAGCCGTTTATTAATGTGTTCTATACAGCCAATAACTCTAAACTTCAGATTAATGGAAATGAAATTTTAGCTTCTAATGCTGAGTTTTCGTTACAAGCCAATATACAGCCATCTTTTAATATACTCCAACGTCATACCTTAGATTTTGTCCCCGCTAACGGAGTAGGGGGAACGCTCTCGTTTAATTATTATTTAACAGGAACTGACTACTTTAAATCTTTTATAACGGGGCAAGGTGAGATACCTCTTAAAGATAGTCAGGTTATGTCGGGTAATTTCGGAGGTTTGAATTTTGACAGCGGATACTTAACTTCTTATTCAGTAAATTTTGGACCTAACGCTCCGGCTATTGCTAGCGTATCCGTATCATTCTTTGATCAGCTTGATGGTGTTTTCCAACCAACAACAGAGCAGGCTCCTGACGATAAAGAGGTTTTGAACTTTAAAGACGCTTCCGTCTCTCATTATATTCCAATTACTGATACGGTTCTGTCAGGGGCCGTGGATAATTTTATAGCTGGAACTTACAATTATCAATGCGATGTGCAGCCAGTTTATTTGATGAACGAAACTAAACCAAGTTCAGTAAGCTTTGGCCCAAAAACTGTTAATATGAATTTTGAGATTGATAGTCCTACGGGCTATTTACCAGTTTCAGGAAATAGCGCTAGGATTTCAGTGGATCTAAAAAATTCAAATGACTCAGTAGTAGAAAATTTTACATGCTCTGGAGTGCTTCGCGGTAGAAATTTAGCTTCATCCGTTGGAGATTATATAAAACAAACAATTAATGTTACCGAAGCTGCTACACAGGATACCCTTGTTTTCGTTGCGAGTTATTTTAACTCGTCTTGGCAAGAAGGTAATATAGGAATCGGGACTACAGGAGGGAATATTTAAAATGCCAGATTTCAACCCTAAAAAACTATTTGTTCTAAGTGGTAGTAACATGAATTTTGTAGATTCCGTGTTATTTGGTGAAGAAGAAGTAGAGGAGCTTTTTTATATTTCAACCACTGGGATAAGCGGAAAAGTACCCGCAGCTGCTGCAACTGACAATTTATTTGTTTCCGTGGGAGAGGGGATGCTGGACTTAGGTAGTCAGTATGTAGTACTTGACTCCGATAGTCAATTAATTGTAAGCGGGCTATCTTCGGAGTTTGTTAGTGGAAAAGCGGGGGACTTAATTCAAATTTCTGGAGAAAATTTTTACCAAGTTACTGATGTTAATTTTGGGGGGACAATGGGGAACCAGCTAGCTGAGTTTGAAGTACTTTCAGACAACATTATACAAGCTGTCGTTCCTACCGGGGCCAATTATAGTGAAGTGTCGGTTTTTTCATCTATTAGGACTGGAACTTTGGGGAACACTTCTTTAGCAAGCGGGAAAAGCTCTAACAGGTTTGTACCTATCCCTGCGGTTACGGGTATAAATTCAGGTCAAATGCTTGGGGGTAAAGATTTAGTTATTGGCGGTCAAAATCTTTCCGGAGTAACTGGGGTATCTATAAATGATATTAACTTCACTAATTTTACTTCTCTGGCAGGAACCGGGGTAAAAGCTACGGTTCCTACGGGACTTCAAGTCGGAGATACGTATACAAACACAAGGGGTAGAATTAATTTACTTCTTGAAAGTGGGATCCCTCATCTTGCTCCAGAGGATTTTTCTTTTGAGCCTTTTGCTCAAGTAGTCGGTATAACGCCGGGTGTTCAGGTTGGGGGCACTATGACTATAAGTGGTTATAATTTCAATTCGGGAGTATTTCATACGGGTGAGTTTGCAGGATCTTTGGGTACTGGGTGCTTAGTGTCAGTAGGGGGGCAAACGGGAAACTTCAAGATAATTGGAGATGCAGGTGGATATAATAGAATTCAGGGTAATGTCCCCACTGGAATTAATTTAAACGTCTCTGGCGGCAACGTGGCGATAGGGGTGGAGATAACTACTCAAAGTGTGGACCTCTTTAGCGACGACTATCCGCAAACTTATGTTAATGAGGTAAGATTTAGACCCGGGATAGGCAGCCCTACTTTTACTTCGTTAAGTCCAAAGTCTGGAATTGGGGGAGACTCCATAATTATAAAAGGGGAAAATCTTTATGGAATAACCGGTTTAAATTATAGAGGTGGTAATGTTGGCGTAGGGACAGAGTTTAAAGAAGTTCAAATTGTTGAGGTAACACCCGGAGAAAGTTTGATGAGCGTTATTCCAGACACGTCTAATTTTAGTTCAGTTGGAGGATTTTTAGATTTAGATATATCTGGTCATTTTGGGAATGTAGGCGTACAAAGCGCGTTTTTTGTTTATGGCACGCCAGTAATTACTAGTATTTCACCGGGAGGTTCGGGCATTTTACCCGGATCTACTGGTACTATATATGGGGAGAGGTTATATTCAGGTACAGAGGTTCAGTTATACGGTGGTAATGGCTCACTCGCTTTAGCTAATTTTCAGCAAAAGCTAAATGTTAGCGGTTACTCAACAGACCACACTGAAATAGTATTTAATTATCCAAACGTATTTGAAACTGGAAACACTTACGGAATACGTGCTGTTAATCAAAGAGCTGGAACTTCATTGCATAGATTCACAGGTTTCAACAACCCAGTTTTAAGTGGTGTTAGTCGTGTTAGTGGTGTTCAAGGTGAGAGGGTTATATTATCTGGAGCTTTTGAAAAGATAAAACCCTCGGGATTGACTCTAGGTCAAAAAGTAATCACAGATTTTGAGCAGGTCCCTACGGCGGGTAACCCTCATCAGTTTACGGGTATTGTTTTTGATATCCCGAAAAATACACAAAGTAATTTAATAAATATTGATACTAGCGGAGGGTTTGTTGCTTCGACTGGGATTCTTAACGTAACTCCTGCTGCTCCTGAAATAAGTGGTTTTTATAAGAGCGTTACTGGTCAAGTTCCGTATTATTACAACAGCGATGATCAAATATTTGGTGGCACAGATACCATTACAATTACCGGAGAAAGACTTAACTTAACAACTGGAATTAGATTCACTGGTCTTCATTCGGAAATACATTTGAACGTATTTGAGTCTCAAAACCCTAATACAATGTCTTTTATCTTGCCTACCGGGGTTAATCCGGATAGTGGAGACTTTATTTTGCAAGATTTTATTTCTAGAGAAGTTAATAGCCCTTTTCCTTTAAATATATCTCTGCTTTCTGGATACGATGGGGCGGTTGTTCCTCATGGTATCATGAATTTTAGCGGCCAAAATGTTACTGGGCTAGATATAGTATTTAAAAATCCAACTGGCGGACTAATAAAACCTGAAACTACGACAAACGCCATTTCGGGTGGGGTGGATGTCCTATCTATAAAGTTACCGACTGGGATATCAAATCAAAATATTTTAATAACAGGGCGTCATAACGACTCTATAGTTGAGGTATTTGCCTACAACCCTTTGCCTGTAATAACTGGCGTTACAGGGCAAAACTCTAGCAATCAGATTTCTACAGGTCAATTGATAGGTATAACTGGTGTTAATTTTGGCTCTTCTCTTGCTTCTTCGGGAAGCTTTGCCGCAGTGGGAATCTCAGGCACTCAAGGTCTGTATGCTAGTCCCCGCATAGATACTAATTTTGGAATAGAAGACAATGTAACCGGATCAGGCGCTTTGGGCGATCCTATAAATTACAATACATTTTTTAATAAGCTTGAAGTAAGAGTTCCAAACGATTTCATAGGCACGGGTAAACTATTCATAACTGATATGGTAGATGGACTTGAGAAGCAGGTGAACTTCTTTTCTGAAGATTTTATAATTACAGGGGAAAGGATGAATGTTACCGGATACGGACCAAGTCGGGGAGTTACCGGTTCTCAAATAGAATTTACTGGATTTGGCTTAAATAATGTGGATGCAGTGTATTTATCAACTGTTAGTGGTCAAATAGATACTGACCTTGGCTCTCCTTCATACAATGCAGCGCCTGATAATATAAGCAATGGAATTATGCCGGCAGAATTTACAAGAAATTCAAATAATAAAATTACAGTTACAGTGCCCGAAGAGGCGATTGAATTCAGGGGTAAGACTAATATTCTGTTTACAGGAGGAACAAGCTATACAGTAAGTGGCTTTGAGATTATACTAGACGCATCTGTAGTGGAATATAATATCGTAGAAGAAAATGATACCCCTACTAGTTCGGTAAACGTTGGGAACTTTACTCAAAAAGAAACTATCAACGGCGTTGTGTTTCTGGTGACGAGAACTAGGTTTCCAGATGGGACGACGGCTGTCATAAGTAGCACGCCATATGAAACTTAAGTGTTTATAGGTCAGCTTCCCCTATGTCAATAAAATACAAAAGTTGGTAAATCCTGTCTGGGTTTTCATCAAGGTTAAATACATCCATAGGGCTGTCCATGTTTAAGTCGGGATTTGGTTTATTAAGCCAATCTGCGACATAATCGTGATCCATAATCACGCAGCATTCATTAACTAGATTTGTAAATTCTATAAGTCTCTTTTTGGGAATTGTCACTTATCTTTTCTTCTTTCGTCGTATTGCCTACGTCTCTCATTTGAGTCAATTTTTCTATCCAGTTTGTCTTGACCACTTTGAAGTCTTTCTAACCTTTGAAGAATATATTCTTTTTTTTCTTTGTCGTCTATTCTATCTATATATTCCAGCCCTTTTTGAATGACTCTTGGGTCTATTTTTGGCCGTCTAGAAGGTACAGTAACAACGTTTGGTTTAGGGGTTGCTGGCGTAGTATTGAGGGGTTTACTTTTGTCGTCTTTCTTTTTTATGATTGTCGGTTTGGTGTTAAGCTTGGGTAATGTGACAATGGACGGTAGTTTGTGGGTATCAAACGAAAGCAGCTCTATCACCCCGTTGTTGTCTACTTCTACTAACCCTCTCTCTACGCTTAAAAGAGTTACCCCGCTGTCCGTTCTTCTTTTAGAGGACAGCGTCAAAAACCTTTTCGGTATATCTTTAGAAAACATATAAACGTTAGTAATTCCTGCCCTAGTTATGATACCCGTCAGGTTAAGTTTTATAGGTGGTTGCTCTATTAGTTTTGGAACCTCAACTTTTGCTGGCGCTTCTTCAAGTAAGGCGAAGGCGTTCCGTTTAGAGATTGTATCGTAAGGGTTCTCTTGTGCCAATATAGAGCCCGCAAACAATAGTGGTATTAGTTTTTTCATATAGTATTATTACAGCGACTGTTTCCTTTTTTTACTCATTTTCAATTTCTTTAATATACTTATTTAAATCACAGCATTCTTGTAGTAGGTTTATTGCTGTAGCTCTCCAGTACTTACCAACATCTCTCAAAGCTTCATTTTGATCCCTCAATCCCTCTAGATATTTTTGAGCCTTATCTATATGTGGGCAGGTGTTTTGAGGTATGGGGGGGCGATCCTCTTTTATCTCTTTGTACCCTTTATGTGGAAAATTCACGCTTTCTGTTTTTCTATCCACCTATTATGAGCATCCAAAACTACCGTACTAGCTTTTTTGCCATTTTTCCACTCTCCCACTTTAGTTGAGCTAGAACGATCTATTTTGTAGATGCGAAAAAATTGTTTAAATATTTTAAGGTGTTCTGGCTCTATCGAGTTTAACCTTGGGTAGCGGCTTTTTGGGGACCAGTGCGGGACAGCTATTACTTTATAGTCTATTTCGTCGTTATCTACAAAATCTAAAACACCTAAAACCCTACATTGCACTAAACTACCTCTGTCTATGGGGTCGTGATTAAAAATCAAAACGTCTAATGGATCGTTGTCTAATGCAAAAGTTTGGCTAATAAAGCCATAATTTACGGGATATTGTAGAGAAGAAACTAAACATCTTTCTAATTCAAAAATGTTATATTCTTCATTATATTCATATTTAGTGTTTGTGCCTTTTGGAATTTCAACGATACAGCTCACGTGGGCAAAGCCGTCATGTGTTATAGGAATATCATTTACTAGATTTCTCTGTGTCATTAGTGTAATATTATTTTATGAATCTTTTGGTTCATGCTCCTTTGTCTGAGCCGCCAACGGAAGCGCTTCCGTTCAGGTACGTGTTGTCGTACTGTAGGATTGATTGTGGAATGGAGGTGCTGTTAGAGTGCGAAGAGGGCACTAGGGACTTATATTGGAACTTCTTGAGGAAAAGGGGTATGTTTGACTTTATATCAGATATCGTCAACCCACTTGAAGAAAGGGGGTTGAGATTAGACACTAAAGTCCGAAACCACCAAAATACCGTAGTAGCTAAGTACATTCGAGTAGAGAATCAAATTATAATAATTGATCTCGTAAAGGGAAAGGTAATTTAGCTGGCAGCTTGCTCTGCCATATTGTCATGCTTAAGCATTTTAGCTTCTAGCACTTTTACTCTCTCGCTGGCTTCCACCGCTTTTGAAGCCGCGTCCTGAGCCATCTGGTCAATTTCTAGAGCCTCATTTTGAGCTTCCTGAGCCGCTTTCCTAGCATCCTCAGCCGCGTCTTGAGTTGCCGCTGCGCATCTACGGGCTGAATCCAACATTAGTCTTAAATAACCACTTGCCATAGTTATATTATATTAAGTTGGGATAGTTTTTACAATTTTATCATTAACCCTAGCTAGTCCTTCAGGGGTTTCGCCGTTTTTTATAGTTAATTTTACTTTTGCTAAAGTTTTTTTAGGATCCTTACGGCCAATCATAGCAATCATGCGTCGTTTTTTATGATTATCCTCGTTCTCAAACTGACCTAAATCCACATCAAACTCCATTTCGAGAGAATCAATTTTAAGATGATTGTGCCCGGCAAGGGTCATGAGAGGTATCTCTACTTCTTGCTCTCCCTCACTAGTAGGAAGCATCATTTTTTTTGTAATTGGCCGACCATACTCGTCAAAATACGTGCCTATGACCCTTTTTAAATGCTCAGTTTCTACATAACGTTGAGCATAGACTACGGAGTTATAAAGACACTGGATCAGGTGATCAAACGTTTTTAACGCAGGAGCACCCTTGAAAGATCCAGATTTAGAATAAGATAATTTGTCGTCGGACATTATTTATTGCCGCCGCCACCGCCACCGCCACCGCCAGCAGGAACAGGTTGGATAGCTGCTCCGAGAATGTCAAGGACCTTCATCAGCCCTTCAGGGGCTCCGTCATCCCGGGCCTCTACGTGAACAGTATATTTTGCGGAGTTATCAGTTTTGCGAATATTTTCGCTTTTGGTGGATACAGAAGCGTTAAGGTTTACCTTCACGGGAGACCACCAATTATCATACTTAACACTTAAGTCAGTTTTTGTGTCTACAGAGCTTGTGTCTTGAGTACTGGATTTAACCTCCATGTCAAAATCAACAGTGGCTCTTTTTACTCCCAAGTTGGGAGTTTGAATGATTGACAACAATGGAACCTTCATCTTTCGGTTTTCAATAGTTGTGGTGATGGTTCCGTCTGCTGCTTTAGATTCTACCGGAGCATCATAATCGAATTCCACGGTACGAGCACTAAGTTTTCCGTTTCCGTCGTCTTCGAGTCCGATGTCTTTTATAAACTGTTCCGTTGTGTGAGCAAGTTGGCCCTGTGCTTTTGCTGCTCCGAGTAATGGTTCTGCGATTAATGTCCCAATTGGGAGCCCTTTGAATTGATCTGCTATGCTAGCCATAAATAATCTTACACAATATTATCGACCAGATACGAATTTTTGAAAAATATTATTTAAATCATTTAAGAATATACGGGACATTTCAACTCTTACAGCATCAGTGTCTTCCATAACCACAGTGTCCTTTATTAGCTTCTCGTACTTTTCCTTAGCGGAGATAATCGCTTTGTGAGTTTCCACTGGTTTATTTCTTTCAAATTCAGAGACATTCATCTTGTTCAATTAACCTTTTCTTAACTTTTTGCATTGAGGTTATGATTCTATCTAGCTCTACTAATTCACCATTAAGTTTTTCTCCTTTGAAATGCTCTAATGAGTTGCATAAAGCTATTATTTCACAGGTTGTTTGTTTTAATTTAAAAGCTAGTGGGCAAAAAACATCTGAGCGAGGCATATCTGTAAGAAGTTACATCAAAAGTCATCTTCAAGGGAACCCGATTGTTGATATTCTCTAACTCTTCTTTCAAAGAAGTTCCCCATAGCTTGAACGTCTACTACTTCCCCTAACCACGGGAAAGGATTTTTATCTGATTCAAATCTATATTCAAGGCCGATACCTTCTAACCTGCGGTTGCCGATGTAATGCATATAGTCTACAAACATCTCAGCGTTAAGCCCGAGAATACCCCTAGGTAAAACATCTTTAGCATAGGCTATCTCAAGCTGTACAGCTTCCTGTACATGTTCGGTTACCTCTTGCTGAAACGCTTTAGTCCATATTTTAGGATTTTGCTCTATAATTTGATTGATTACATAAGTACCGAATTTGATGTGAGAGCTTTCGTCTCGTAGGGTATATTTAATCTGATCAGCAACACCTTGCATTTTATTTTGGCGGCCAAGTGCCAGCAACATTGCAAACCCACTGAAGAAAAAGATGCCTTCGCAAACAATCCAGTAAGTAATAAAATTTCTTAAAATTTCTTTTTTACCTTCTTGGGTGTGAGGGTTAAAATCTGACCTGCTTAAGTCAGTCGTAATGCTCATCAAGAAGTCATCTTTAGCTTTAATTGACGGAATGTTTAGGTAGGCCTGATAAACTTCGTCTATCTTAAGATCCAAAGAATCGCAAACGTAGACAATAGTAAGATTATGAAGGCTCTCCTCAAACGCTTGTCTAAGAATATACTGGCGACACTCAGCATCAGTAATGTACCTAAAACCAGAAAGTAATAAATTATTACCAACAAGAGATTCACTACCGGCAAAGAAGCCGAGTGAACGTTTGACCAAAAGTTTTTCATCGTCAGTTATTTCTCCGTTTTTCCATTGCTTAATATCGTCTGCCATAGAGATTTCTGTTGGCATCCAGTTATTAGCGCAGCCCTTTAAGAATAAGTCCCAAGCGGTCTTATGCTTGTGCGGAAGAATACAGTTAACCCCCGCTACATCTTTCCCAAGTATTTGTCCGTTCTTTGATTCGCTCATTTCGTATAATAAGTAGATTGTGCTTTAAGATTCCCTAAGTAAGTATTAAAACCGCGATGGCCAAGATTTACGTCAGAGACGACTTTTATCTTTCCGCCTAAAGATGTCCAGAGTTTACAAAAGCCATAATCTTCGCTTTCATACTTCTTAGTTTCTTCATTTACTTTACACTGAAAAATATCGTAAAAGTTATCTCCCGCATCCATATATCCATCTATATCATTTTTGTAATGAAGCTCTGGTTTTTCTTTGATAATTTTTTCTATACATTCTCTTTTTATGAGCATGAAGCCAGTTGCTGCGTATTTAGCTTCAACCGAAGTTTGAGTTTTAGATTTTTTAAATTCTTCGAAATCTAGCTCTGTGGAGAAATCGGTTGCTAGATGCCTCCAGTATTCGGGGAGCTTGCCTGTCGAGGCCATTAGCTCGATTTTCTGACCATTGAAATACTTCTTGGGGTAGACTCCCACTACTACATCATCGTCTTCGTCAACCAGTTTTAAAACATCAAATGCGTTAAACTGTATATCAGTATCGACAAAAAGTAGGTGGGTATAGTCTTTGTTTAGCATGAAAGCTACAGCCGCATTTCTTCCGCGGCTAATTAAGCTTTCAAACCAAATAGACCTTAATCCGATCTTGATTCCTTTCTGTCTGCAAACCGATAGAAAGTCGATGGTGCTCATCATGTAATCAGAGTGAACCATCCCCGTGTATCCAATCACGGGATAAAATATATTTACTTTAGAGTAATCCATTATTGGCAGGCCTCACATGCTTCAGGGTTGGCAATAGAACAAGCTATTTGTTCTTCTTCAGTATATTCTTTTTTAGTTGACTTTTCAACTTTGGAAGCTCCTCGGTTACGTAGATAATACGTAGTTTTCAAGCCCGCTTCCCAAGCTGCCATATAAATGTCATTGAGATATTTTAGGCTTGTCCCTTTATTGTAAAGATTAAATGAGATGCCTTGGTCAATCCACTTTTGTCTAGCGGCGTTACATTCAATTAATTTGAACATATCTCGATCAAAGGCAGTTTTATACTTCTCTTTATACTTTTCTGGGATATCGAGAAGCGTTACGTCTCCATCCACTTCCTTGACAGCTTCCGCGAACTGAGGGTTCCAAATACCCTCTTTTTTCATGTCGTTGACGAATTGTTCGTTTGTGATGTAGAAGTTTCCGCTTTTGTTTTCGTAGACGAAGAGGACCGAGAAGTTCGGCTCGATGCTCTGCTCCACACCGTTGATATAACCAATAGTGGCAGTAGGAGCAATTGCCATAGTGTTGCTATTTCGGATTCCATATTTTGAAATACTCTCCCTTACTTCTGACCAATCCATTTTACCCCCCCGGAGGGTGCCCGAAGATTTTTTTCTAAAATCTAGTAATCGATTGTAGGTATCAATAGGCAATTCGCCCTTATCCCATAAAGATCCAGAGTAAGTTTTATAACTACCTCTTTCTTGAGCGAGCTTACTAGAAGAAAGAATAGCATGATAAGAAAAGAACTCGGTAAGTTCATCGACGTACTTTACGGCTTCATCTGAATCGTATTGTAAGTCAACGAGCTGTAATACATCGTGAGTGGCCATCATGCCAAGACCAATTGGCCTATGTTGCATGTTTGCGTTTTCAGCTTCTTTTGTTGGGTAGAAGTTTAAATCTATTACGTTATCAAGTAGACGTATAGCTGTTTTAACTGTACTGGCTAATAAGTCCCTATTTAGGGTGTATTTACCTGACTCG